TTCCGCCGTCTTGTACGCCTTGCTTTCCTTTTCTCTCAGAATCCCAATAGTAGTGATAGATATATGTACCTTTCTTAACGCCGTCATTCAACGCAATAGAGTCTAATTGCTCTTGACCATATTCCTTTTGGATATAGTCTGCAAAGTTAGTGAATTTCTCTGCATTTTGTTTAAGCTCGTCTTCTGCACGATACACAAGCTTAACCGGAGTAGAGAGAATAGCACTCTTTTTGTTACGACAAATAAACTTAATAATATTGAATACCGGTCTAGGTAAGTTCTTTGTATCTTTTGTTGGTGTTGGCCATTGTCTTCCCTCAAAGAAATCAACAAATGTCTTGACATTTTTTGTCAATCCAACTTGACTTTGATACTCTTTGCCGTCCTCATACATCTTCCATAACTCAGAGGCTCTTTCTTCCGGTGTTTGAGCTTTATTTAATTGTTTCTCTTCTGCCATTAGTTGCCTCCCTTATCGTCTTTGTTTTCGCCATTTAAGTATTCGTCCATAAGCTCATTCCAGCTCTTTGGCTTATCTTTTTCTTTGGAGAAATTATCGCTAACATATCTTTTGCTTGCTTTTTCGTCTACCTCAGCAAGCTTTTGATTCATATTGTGTAAGGTTGTCTTTTGTTGCTCAGAGTGTTGTTTTAATGCGTCTTCAACTTTCCCAAGCCTAGACATAATTGCGTTGTATTTCTTCTTGCTAATAATAACGAACATAAATTTCTCCTTTACCATTCCATATAGGAATTAGATTGTTGTTGTGGTTTTGAAAAGTTCTCTTTAATAAAGTCAAACTCTTCATGTTTGACAGCTATCCACTTGTGTTCGCCTTGACTCTTAGCTATAAAATGAGCTATTGCAGACGCCATTACTAAGTCGTCATGGAATCCGTCTTGTGCCTCTTTTCTGCCATTAGTCTTACGCACAAATGTAAGCATTTCTCTTAATGTTTGAATATCTGTCTCACGAGTTATATCTTCTCTCATTGTTTCTACTAACTCAGATATGATTACTGGCCTTGTAGCACTATCTGTTCTGAATCCATAAGCTTTAACAATCTCTCTTGATAATGTGTCTACACGCTCTCTCATATACAAGCTTGGATAATTTAAGTCTTCAAGCTCTCGCATAGGCTTTCTGCTGTAATTGATTTCTATACCAATCAAAGCTGTGTTGTAATAAGTTCCTAAGCAATATATTTGGTCTGCGTATAAGTCCTCGTCGATAAATTGTACTTGTAGCGTTGCAACTGACTCGTCTGTTAAGTTATTGATAACCTTAGCTGTGTAGTAGTCCTCGCCCTCTTCGGCTGTATCGCCACCGATTGTATACGGACATAACGCTGTAACAACATCTTCTTTGTCTTTCTTGACTTGTGGCTCTTCATAGATTCTGATAATTCCGTTCTCTTCTTCTACGAATTCAATGTCAGAAATAACCTTTCTAGTTCTTACAACATTTCCGTCTGCGTCTCGTACTGGCTCGTATGTTTTCTTATACTTAAATGAGCCTTGTTTTAGCGGTTGCAACTGGCGTATTTGCTCAATTCGGTTAACTATGTCTTTCTTATTGAATACACACGCTCCGCTTGAAATAAACGCCTCTTCCGGACAACTAGGATATTCTTGGTTAAACTTATTCAAGTCGCCTCGGCAGTTGTTTCTTATACACCAACGACGCCAAGCTATTTGCTCGTCGTCTAAGTGATACAATTCTTTCAACTCGATTTCTTCTTGTGTAAGTTCGCCTAAATCGCTAGCGTCCATTCTGTATTCTTCCAGCTCGTGCCATGCACAGAATACCGGAATATAATCACTCTTTCCCTCAACTGCGTCGTCCCATAGCTGCTTAAAGTCTTCATAACCATTAGCTGTTGACTCTATGATAACGATACTTTCCGGAGTATTTGGTACGGCTTGTAGTAGACCAGTTAAAGTCTCTACTCTGTTTCCCGGCCAAAACGCATACTCTGAAATATGTAGTTTTTGGAATGTGTCTGAACGACCTATGTTGCCGTTCCCAGCTGTCATACATTTTATATTTGAATTAAGCCCAGTCCTCTCTTTGTTGTTAAAGATAAGTTCTTGGGCGTTGCTGGCTATTGTTTGTGGTTTTAATGCTGCCGGTAAATTAGCATAAAACATCTTAGTCATATTAAATAAGTTCTTGGTGGCGGTTTCTTCGTGAGTTACTATACCGGTCTTAATGTTTGGCTCTGTCGCCGTCTCCTTGAATAAGATTCCCTCTGTTATAGTAGAGAATCCCATTTGCCTTGCCTTTAAGATAATTATTCTTATCGGTCTTCCTAACTCGTATTGACGCTTTATAGTGTCATACAGCTTTTGTTGTGGCTTATTTAATATCAACGGAATAATCTGAGCGTCTTTGTTCTTAATCTTCAAATGCTTTTCGATATAAGCTTTTGTGTTAATACTTTGCACCTTGAATATCCTTTACATAATCCTCGATTGTTACGCTATGCTCCGTCTTTGATGTAGCCTCATTACTTGCCACAGCTTGTTTGTCATAGATAGTACCAATCAAGGTTGATATTTCGCTTAGTTTTGGATTCTTTAACGAATGTAATTCTTTTATGATGTCTAGCAAGTCAAACCATGCAAGTCCGGTGTCTTTTGTTATCTCTCCGTTGTTCTTTTTGATTGCCTCAACCAAGATGTCTATATTCTGTTCTAGTCTCCTAGCTCTTGACATTCTAGTTTTAGCTACGGCCAACGAATCGTCTATAAGCTCCCACGCTCCCTTAATGAACTCTTTTTTCTTTTCTGTTCGTAGTTGTTCAAACTCGTCCAGCTTTTGTTCGTTTCCGGGATTGTTTAAAGCTTTCTTCCAACCGCTTATCGTACTCTTCGCTATCTTGTATCGTCTAGCTAAGTCCGATATACTTGTTCCAGCTGCTAACTCTGCTAAAATCTTTTCTTTTACATTGTCTCCAAATCCTTTTCCTTGCATAAATTCCTCCGATTTTTCCGCTATTCGTGCGAATATTGATAACTAATTGCGTGATATTCCAGCGTTAGCCCACATAACGACCTCTTCAAGCTTTGTATTAGCCAAAGACTTTTCTCTGCCGTTTGGTACTAAATCTGCTATTAAATAAGCTAACTCTTTTGCCTTATCTCTGATAGCAACAAACTTTGGTTGCATATCTTGTGTTGGCTTATGGTAAGTAAAGTTCCTCTCGATTGTTAAATCTAAAAGCTTTTCTCCGTTTAGCTCGTCCATAACTACCTCCAATTAGTTTTCTACATATACACTCTATAACAAAAAAAAGTGCCGAAAGTGTAAACTTAACACTCTAAGCACTTTTTTATTTATTTCTCTCTTATGGCCGCAGCTATATTCTCTATGATTTTAGGAATACGCTTTTTGATTGCGTCCTCTGAATAATTGAGCTTGTTCCCTAATTTCCAGTACGGAGTTCCATTGATATATCCGTCTAAGATAATTGTTTTGTCTAGTGGTGGCAGACTATTGATTGCCTCCCAATACCTAGATTCTATCTCGGTAGCTCGCTTGATGTAATTCTCAATATCCAGCTTTGATATAATATCTTGTATTTTTGTAATGTCAGCTTTGACACTATCTGTTTGCTGCTTTGAAAGCAAAACCTCCAATCTTTTTTTATGAATACTCTCCACATCTAAAAGAACTTGAATACTATGTTGTATCTTCTTTAAGAGGCGGAGGTCTTGTCTAATCTGATTGAGGGTTTTCTCCATTAGCACCTCCGTCCTTGCGTTTAGGAACGAACTTAATGCCTTGGCTAGTAAACAATATTTTTGGATTCTTTGATTTCTCTGTTCCTAACTCTGCTATTTGAAAATATACAAGCATTTCGCCTTTGTCGTTATACGCACCTTGATAGAGTAGTGCGTGTTTGTGTTCTTTTAATTGTCTTTTGATTTTATTTGTGAATGAATATGTAGCTCTGTCTCCCTCGGTATCATAACCTAAGCTCTTTAAAAACTCATATCCTATGTCGTCAATCTTGTTTGACATTTCTTCTGTAACATAATCTAGTATACTAGCTTTTCTTTTCTTAGCCATTTGATTTAATCTCCTTTCTTAATTCGTCTTCACATTTAATTATCAAATTATTAAACCTTTGTAAAAATTGAAGAGACTCCGCAACCCCAATACAAACTTTGTCTGTGTTATAAGGATTTTTATTTATTGTTTGTTTTAATGACTCAACATAATCTTGTGTAGCTCTTTCTCTTTCTTTTCGTAGCCCAGCTAATATCATTTCTAATTCTACACTATTTAATTGCATTACTTAATTCCTCCAATTTCTTCTATTGCTAATTGTAAATCTGCTGTAACAATAACTTTTGTTTTAACATTCATTTTATATAGCTGGTTGTTAAAGTTTTCCTCTCTGACTAACGCTCCGTCTAGGCAAGCTGCTTTAATCTTTTCTACTTGTTTTTTAGCTTTTTCAAGCTCTAAGTATTCTGAATAATCAATCAATATTTGTTTTGACATAACATTTCTCCTTACATGCTCTATTTGTTAAAAATTCGTGTAATGCTTTTTCTTTTCTATCAAAGTCATTACTCTTGGCGTCTACTTTCCAGTAATAATTTTGTAGCTCTCCCCATGCGTTTTTATAATCCGACCTAGTATATAACCAGTCTTTATGTATGCAATAAATAGTTCCGTAATAATCGAACTCTTCAATCCCAAGAGCTTTCATTTTCTCCATTAAAGCAATTATTCTTCTAGCTCTCTCGTTGAATTTTCTAACCCTTTTAACAGCTGGTATGCCGCCTTTCTTTTCTTCTAGCTCAAAACTATCGCAGACAGATTCTCTTGTTATGTAGCATTTATGATTAAAACACCAACGCTCCGTCTTGGCCACCATGTAATGTGCCTCGTGGTCTTGTGGCTGTTTTGGTCTATTACAATGTACGCAATTCCCACAACATCTTCCGAATTCTAATTCCATAATCAATACCACCATGACCTATTATTTATTCCAGCTATAAGGAATCCCACAGCAAGTCCAAATGATAAAATCGCAAATATAAAAGCAAATACCATACCTACAACAATTAAGCTTTGTCTCGCTGTTAAGTCCACAACATCAAGAGGGACTAGATTAAACATTATGACCCCAGCTACTGCTAATCCAGCAGCAACTAAAAATAAAATTATACTACCTATAATGTAACCTTTTCTACACATTGTTTTCTCCTCTAAGTTCTTTATTCTCTTTTTCTAAAAGCCTTACATAGTTCCTCAAACTTTCAAGCATAGTTCCCAAATTTTCACATTCAGACTTTAACGACATAAAATCTTCGCAAATAAACATAAGCTCGTCTTCTTTTATTTGGTAATTTTGAGTTTGTAATTGCTCAAAAGTATATTGGCTTAGATGTTTTAATATTTCTTTAACTTTTTCTTCGCTATTAAACATATTTCCTCCTACGGCCTAAAATCTCTATCGAAATTATAGTTATATCGCTCTTGAATTTCTTTTAATATCTTGTGCTGTGCCTCAACAACCTCAGCTCCGGTCATTTTATCATAATCACAAGCTCGATTGTAATCTTGAAAATAGAGTATACCTAGAACATCAAACAAAACTCTTTCTTCAATTTTTCTATCATGTTCTTTCAGAGCCTTAAATAACTCTTTGTCGATTTGATATTTTTCACAAATGGCCTTGCCGGAATCAATATAAAGTTGCCTTTCGTCTTTCGGACACCATTTTAGCCATTTACCACAATCTCCACACCTTAAAGCCACTTGATTTGCTGTTAGTACATCTTGTCCCGGAATCCTAGACTCCAAGACAAGATTTGTACTCTGACAATATTTACATCTATCCATTACTCAACCCTCCCGAGCTTGTTGGCTGTCGTCCAATAATCTCTGCAAGCCTTTTGCTTTCACTCTCATATTTTTCCATGAGGCTTTTGCGTTTGTCTTCAAGCTCTTGCATGACTTTTATAGGATTGATTTTATCTATCTCTTCTTTTAGCTTGTTAATATGCTTTTCGATTGAGTTGATATTCAAATTATCAAGATACTCTTGTGCGTCTTGTTTGTTTTTAAATATTCTCTCTATACGACTTATATAAGTCCCATTTATAGATAGTGATAAAAATCTATCATCTTCCTTTCGACCAATTCTAAAATCTTCAACTTTCGTTTCTCTCATGGCGTATTCGTCGAAATACTTACAATACACAACATAAACAACCTCGACTCCAAGTCTTTCTTTCATTTTTTCAAGAATAGCAACTTGTAAATCAATTACAGAATCTTCGTCAAACGATTCACAATCTATCAAATCCGGAATTAAAATTTCTTTTTTCTTTTTCATATACCCTCCTAATTATCAAAAGCGAATACAATTCTGATGTCGTTATAATTTTCAATATTGTATTTTTCTGCAATTTCTTTTAGTTGGTCGATACCATTAAAGAACGGAATTTCTTTTTTGTCTATATTTTTAGTCCACTTGACAACACAAACCGGCTCAATAGCTTGTCTGAAACAATCCCTAATATCCGACGGCTGCCAATCTTTATCTATTTCCATTCCGTCCGGCAATTTGCCTCCAAGCTCAAAAAACTTATCTAAAAAGGCTTTAAGAATTTTTGCTTTTTCTTTAAAAATATCTTCATAGTCCTTATCTTCTAACTCTTTAAGTGTCAAATAAGACGGGGTATGTAAATCTCCATAAGCCACACAATCTCCAAAATCGACTCTCCAACGACCATAGTCTTGTAATTCTTCGTCAAAGTCGTCTTTATGAAATTTCTCTAAGTATTCTTCAAAAGTGTATAGTTCTTTATCCGGAACATCAACAAAAACTCCATTTACAACACTTGCGTCATAAACATAGTATTCTCCACATGAGCTGCCTTTTGTTCCCTTAAATTTATCGTATTCGTCTTTATCGCAATACCTTTTTAAGCTATTATCCATACACCAAATTAACTTGCCACTAGGCAACTTACACATTCTTGTTGTATTTGTTTCATAAGATTTTTTATAATCTTCTAACTCACTCTTCCAACCAAATTTTTTTGCTCCTAAATCTTCCGGCAATCCCTTTGGCTGAAATCCTTTTGTTCCAAAATCATTTCTAACATCTGCTAAAACAGCAAAGTTAAAATAATTCCTTTGATTAAATTCTCTTGGGACATCTTCTACATATTCCCATTTATTATCTTTCTTTATCTGAGTAATTAAATGAATATCGCAACCCATATTATTTTTTCTCCTTTTCCTCTTCTAATTTATCAATCAACACATAAACGGATTTTCTATCAAGCACTCTGATATTCTTAGCTATAATCTTTTTAATTTCTTTTTTAGACATAATCTTTTCAATCGGATAGCTTGTATTCATTTTTGCTGATTTATGATTTGAAAATCTAATAGTTTTTTCTACACCATTAGTCTTTTTGAGGCTTAGATATATGCTTTCTGTTGAAACACTCTGATTGATAGAGTAGTTAATATTAGGGAATTCGTTTTTCATGATTCGATTTAATTGTTCGCAAGCTATTTCTCTAAGCTCTTTTTTTGAATCATTCTCAAATGAGGTTTTTAATCCTTGTGCCTCATATTCTTTTTGCAAATTCTTTTCTAGCTTTCGCTTTTCGCTCTGAATCTTAGCAATTTTAACTTTGATATTATGTAGCTGGTCTTCGCCCTTGTATCTCTTCTCAGAGATTATGGTGTTATATCTCTCAATAGCTTTCTCAAACTCAGCTCTCTTTTGGATAAGGTTATCCATTCTTTTTGTATAATTGATTACTTGCGGAGTTTTATTTGCTGGTAACTTGCTGGTAACTTGCTGCTTTGTTTTTTTATCTCTTGTAATAAACTTTTCAATCTTGTGTTGATATTTGAATATAAGCAGAATCAAAAACAAACAAACACTAATCAAAACAAACCAATCTACCAAGCTTAACACAGCCCAATTTATTAAGCCGCTACCCAAGAAACAAGTTGTAGCCACGCCTATTGTTCTGCAAATACCAACAATAATAGCAAAATACCAATATCTCATTTTTGTCATACCAGCAACCAAGCACAATGCGTCGTCCGGGAATACCGGGAATAAGAACATAAGCGGCAATAACATTTTTGATTTTACATCAACTAAATTTTGAGCTTTC